TTATTACACAAATGTTAAAAAATCCTAAAGAGATTAACTTAGGATATGGTGAGCCATACAGAAACTTTATTTACATTGATGATTTATTAGATGCATGGGAAACTGTTATTACAAATCCAGAACAATGTGCTGGGGAAATATTTTGTATAGGCCCTGACAATGCAATTAAAATTAAAGATTATGTAAAACTTATTGCAAATAAAATAGGTTGGGACGGCCATGTAAATTGGAACACAAAACCACCACGCCCTGGTGAAATATTTTTACTAAACAGTACAAATCATAAAATTACAAGCAGACTAGGATGGTTTCCTAAAGTTGGTCTCAGTGAAGGCTTAGATAGAACTATTGCTGTTTGGAAAAATATTCTAGAAAACCAATTACCTTATAATCAAGACAAAAGATTTTCAAAAGGCAAATAATTTTCCTTGACAAATAAATAAATCTTTGTTAGACTTATTGTTTTAGGAGAATTGTGAACTATGGATACATACATTTTATTTCTACTTTTTATTCTAGCAAACAGTTATTTTATGTTTAAGGCAGGTGAAAAAGCAGGAAAATTTACTGGAATGATAAGTATTACTCAGTTCTTTAAGCAAAAAAGTGTGCTTAAAGATAAAAAAGATATAATAGGGTTCAATAATTGGCCTGAGCCAATTAAAATAATGTACGAAGTACCGGACCCAAGTTTATTTAGAGATTAATACACACATGCCCAGAAAGAAGCAACAGAGAAGTATTTACGTTACCAAAGAACCTGACTGGCAAACATTCAGGGCTCTTACAGACATAAAAGAACAAGAAGAAGCATTTCATAAATGTGAATATTTTGTTAGAACAGAAATACCTAAAAAGAAATTAGTTGCTTCTGTTAGAAATTGGGTTAAAGATAAGTCAGGGTGGACTAAAGAAGAGCAAAAGTTTGTTTTAGCAAATCCAGATTGGGCCTTTAGTGCTACAGGAATCTCTACATTTATTGAATATAAATTAGGTTATATTCCTGAAAACACTTTAAACCATTTACATAAAAGAAAAGAGGAATGGTTAGAACGTGGTAAAGGTGTAATTGCCGAAAAGAAAGAAAAAGCACAACAAACTAGCAAAAAAGTCATTAGCATTCAGGAAAGAATGAAAATGCAGGTGGAAAGTTTATGTGCTGATTGGGAATATAAATTAGATTGTTTAGTTGAAGGGGAATTAACATTAAAGGATTTTGAACCATATAAAGATATTATATCATACAGACCAGAGATAAAGGCCGCCCATGCCAAACTCATAAAAGAAGATTTTGAGCCAGCATACCAAGAAGCATTAGAGGTTAAAGAATGGAGTGATCCTGATATTAAAGAAGGGTATTCACACTTTTCCGCCAAGCAACGTAAAGAGTATCTAGAATTTTTTGAAAAGATTAATACAGCATGTGATACTACTATTCAAACAAAGGTTACTACAAGAAAAGCTCGTAAGCCTAAAGCAAGAAGCAAAGATGCAATTATAAAAAAATTAAAGTATCAGATTAATGATAGTGAATTAGGCATAGCAAGTATACATCCTACAGACATTGTGAATGCAAATGAAATTTGGGTGTACAATACAAAGACTAGAAAACTAGGAGTTTATCATGCTATTAATAAAGACCCTAAAAATTTAGCAAGACCTGGTTCAGGACTAATGGTGAAAGGTACAACTATACAAGACTTTGATGAAGAATTAAGTGTGCAAAAAACATTGCGTAAACCCAAAGAGCAAATAAGTAATTGGACAGGAAAAGCGAAGACTAAGTTTGCAAAAGCATTTGACGAGCTTACTACAACAGGTATTAAAATGAATGGTAGAATTAACGATTCCACAATCATTCTAAAGGCATTTTAATTTAAAAACAGATAAATAGTAGTATGCCAAAAGATCAGATAGGATACAAAAGTCGAGAAGAACTCATTTCTGAAATGCAACTTCGTCTTGGTGACGGAATGGTTGATGTTGAATTAGACAGAGAACATTATGATGTTGCTATAGACAAGGCTATTGCTATCTACAGACAGTTAAGTGCTGGTAGTGTGGAAGAAAGTATTATATTTTTCCAAACAAAAGACGGTGTTACAGAGTACACTTTACCAGATGAAGTAATGGAAGTAAGACGTCTCTATAGAAGAGGTATTGGTACTAACAGTGGTGGCGGCACTAACTTTGATCCTTTTGATGTAGCATTTAATAATATGTATATGTTACAGGCAGGACAAATTGGCGGACTTGCTGTTTTTGATGCCTTTGCACAATACAAAGAAACTATTGGAAGAATTTTTGGTAGCGAATACAATTTTATCTGGAATAGAAACACCAAACAACTTAAAATTTTGCGTAATGTAAGGCATGAAGAAGATATTGCAGTAGGTGTTTATAACTTTATTCCAGAAACAATTCTTTTAACTGATGTGTATGCTAGTAATTGGTTAGGTTCGTATGCATTAGCACAATCTAAATACATGTTAGGTGAAGCCAGAAGCAAATATGCTAGTGGATTACCTGGTGCCGGTGGTGCTATTCAGTTGAATGGTGAAACATTAAAGAGCGAAGCACAAAATGAGATACAAATGCTCAAAGATAGTATTCATAATATGGAAGAAGGTAATATTCCGTTAAACTTTATAATAGGATAACATGATAATAGGCATTTGTGGTTTTATAGGCAGTGGCAAGGATACAGTTGCTAATATGTTTGTAGAACATGGATGTGTACATGACAGTTTTGCCGCTCCCCTAAAAGATGTTTGTTCCAGTATATTTGGATGGCCTAGAGAAATGTTGGAAGGCGATACTGTGGAAAGCAGAGACTTCAGAGAAATGCCTGATATGTTTTGGAGCAGAAAATTAGGCGTACCAAATTTTACCCCTAGATTAGCATTACAACTTATGGGCACGGAAGTTCTTAGAACCCATTTTGATCAGGATATTTGGCTTAACAGTTTAGAATACAGAATGAGAAAACTAACAGAAAACTCTCCATGTGTGGTTGTAAGCGATGCCAGATTCAGAAACGAATTAGATCTTATACGAAAAATGGGCGGTACTATTATTTGGGTACAACGTGGAGAGTTACCTGAATGGTATGAAACAGCAAGTCAGGCCCACGAAAACGTTGTCTCCCACAAGATTATGACTACTAAGTATAGAGATGTACATGAAAGCGAATGGAACTGGGCAGGTTACCCAGTTGATTACATTATTAATAATAATGGCACCCTCGAAGATCTAGCCAAGCAAGTAGAAGAAATACGAAACTGGAAAACAGGCGAATTTAAAGAACATTTAAAAATAGTATAATACGCCCTAATACGTCTTAATTTTCTAAAATACCCTAAAATACTAAGAAAAGATAAATACATTTAAGTAATTTATAAATTTATCTTAATTAGGAGAAAATTATGGCAACATTAGTTTCACCTGGAGTTAGTGTTAGTGTATCAGACGAAAGTTTTTACTCTCCGGCTGGTGCAGGTTCAGTACCTCTTATAGTTATTGCAACTGCTCAAGACAAGAGTAGTCCAGATGGCTCAGGTACAGCACAATATACAACTTCAGCAACCGCTGATAAACTTTACAGAATTTCAAGTCAGAGAGAACTATTACAAAATTATGGTAACCCTGTCTTTAAATCAAGTGGAGGAACTCAGTTACACGGTAACGAACAAAACGAATTCGGGTTGTTAGCCGCTTACAGTTTTCTTGGTGTAGCCAATAGTGCATACGTTTTAAGAGCAAATGTTGATTTAGGAGCCTTGACAGCAAGTGCTTCTGCCCCAACAAGTGCTCCAGCAAATGGATCATATTGGTTAGATACAGCAAGTTCTGTAATTGGTATTAAAAAATATGATGGTTCATCATATGTATTGCAAACAGTTAAGGTTCCTGCTTCAACAGATTTAGCATCTGATGGCACACCTAAAACAGGTTTCGGTACATTAAATGACTTTGCAGTTGTTTATTATGATGTATCAGGAAATACACTTGCAACCTTTAAAGTATATGAAAAAACAAGCTCAAGTGCATGGAATCTAATAGGTTCTACAGGATGGTCAACAGCAAAAAGTTCAGCAGACTTCCAAATTGGGACAAACGCAAACTTACCAGTCACAAGAGCTGGTGGTGGTGCATTAGTATCTGGAGATATTTTCTTACAGTTAAATGCCCTTAATAATGGTAGTAGTTGGTCTTTAAAACTTTATAATAGTTCAACAGCACAATTTACAGTTCAAACTGTTGAAAGTTCTGTTAATAGTGCAGGTGCATTTAGTCCTGCAAGACATGGTGCAAATCCTGAGGTCGGAGATATTTACTTTGATGTTTCAGGGGATGGAGCCAATGAAGCAGATGGAACAGCATCTTTCAAACCTAAAAGACATAACGGTAAATCAACTGTTGAATTTGAAAGTACAGCCGCACTTGCTGACACAGATATTTCATTAACTGGTCACAGTGGCAAAGTAAGTATTTCATTAAGAGTTAATAGTGGATCAAACGTTGATGTCACATTTAGTACTGATGGTGATGCAGATGGAAACGCAAGTGTTGATGATATGGTACAAGATATCAATACAGCATTAGCGGCTTCAAACAGTAGTTTAACTTTTGCAAACACAGTTGTTGCTTCAAACAACTCAGGAAAAATTAAGTTTGTTAATAGTGCAGGTACTGACGTTTTAGTTATAGACGGAAACGTATCAGGATTTAGTGCTTCTAACTTAAATCTTTCCAGTGCAAATGCTTACAGCAACTTTGAAGCATTAAGTTTCACTGCAAAAGCAACTGCTATTACAGGTACATTAGCAGACGGTACATTATGGTACGATAGTTCAGTAAGTACTGAAAAAGTTGATTTACTTTACAATGATGCTACAACTGGATGGGAACCTTACACAGGTGACGTTCAGGTCAAAGGTTCAGCACCAACTCTACAATCTGATGGCGTAAGTTCATTAGTAGATGGAGATATTTGGGTTGACGGAAGTGACTTAGAAAATTATCCAGTAATTTACAAAAGAGCCTCTAGTGATTGGGTGTTAGTTGATAACACAGACCAAGTATCACCAGATGGTATACTTTTTGCAGATTTTAGAAACTCTAGTTTAAGTAATACCTTAATAACAGCCGCTCCTACTTCAACAATTTATCCAGCAAACATGCTAGGATGGAACAAATTGTTAAGTGGTGGTAATGTCAAGAAATATGACTCCACAACAGGTTTATGGACAGATGAGTCAGGTAATAAATCAGACGGTTCACCATACATGTTGAGAAAGGCTCAGAGAGCAGTTATTGTTAAGTCAATGCAGGCCGCCGTTACAGCCAACCAAGATATTAGAAATGAAACAAACAGATTTAATATCATGGCAGTACCAGGGTATCCTGAACTTGCAGACGAAATGATTAATTTAGGTGTTGACAGAAAGAATACTGTTTTCAGTATTATTGATTCACCATTTAGATTGGCTTCAGATGCAACAAGTACTAAAAATTGGGCAACAAACTCAAACAACGCAGGTGAAAATGGAGAAGATGGTCTAGTATCAAGTGATCCATACGCCGCAGTTTACTATCCTTCAGGACTTTCAACAAACCTTGATGGTTCAAGTGTTATGGTTCCTGCCTCACATATGGCATTGAGAACATTAGCATTTAATGACCAAGTGGCTTTCCCTTGGTTTGCACCAGCAGGTTTCCAAAGAGGATTAGTGAACAATGCAACTAGTGTAGGTTATTTAGACTCTGCAAGTAGTGAGTATGTTCCAGTTGCTTTAAGTGAAGGACAAAGAGATAATCTTTACATTAACAAAGTAAACCCAATTGGTAACTTCCCAGGTAGAGGATTAGCAGTATTTGGACAAAAAACTCTAAACCCTGTATCAAGTGCATTGGATAGAATTAACGTGTCTAGATTAGTTGTTTACCTACGTGAGCAATTAGATGACGCAGTTAAACCATTCTTGTTTGAACCTAATGATGAAGTAACAAGAGCAAACGCAAAATCAGTAGTTGATAGACTACTTGGCGAACTTGTTGCTCAAAGAGGACTATTTGACTTTATCACAGTTTGTGATAGTTCAAATAATACACCAGCAAGAATTGATAGAAATGAGCTACACATTGACGTCGCTATACAGCCAGTCAAAGCAGTTGAATTCATTTACATACCTATCAGAATCCAAAATACTTTGGGACAAACTGGTTAATCTAGTAATTTAACTATAAAAGGGCGGTTTTTCCGCCCTTTTTTATGGGTATCTATTAAAACTATAGTTAATTTATTTTATCAAGATCAGATAAATATTCGTATAATTAAAGTAATAACTTTAATATATAATTAGTTCTAGGAGAACAACATGGCAGTAGATAGTGCAACAACAGAAACCAAAAGTAAATTTGGTGTACCCTTAACCGGTAATACTGGTTCTGGGGTATTAATGCCCAAACTTAAATATAGATTCCGTGTGAGTTTACTGAGCAATTTTGGTGATAGTGCTGAAACAAAAGTTTTAACACAGAACGTTCAGAACGTTACAAGGCCAAAAATCAGTTATGAAGAGCAAATAATTGATAGTTACAACTCAAGAGTTTATGTTCAAGGCAAACATTCATGGGAACAAATTACTTTAACTGTTAGGGACGATATCCAAAACCAAGTAACTAAACTTGTTGGAGCACAGGTTCAAAGACAATTAAACCATTTCCAACAATCAGCACCTGCTTCAGGTAGTGACTACAAATTTGATTGTCAAATAGAAGTATTAGACGGTGTAAATGCCGGTGCTAGTGAAGTTTGGTTCCTTGAAGGTTGTTTTTTAACACAGGTTGACTATAGTGATTCCGATTATGCGGCAAGTGATCCAGTACAAGTCATTATGACTATTAGATACGATAACGCAGTACACTTCGAAGGCGACAACGATGTGAACGGAAGAATAGTTGGCGGAGATCCATTCCCAGAAACAGTAGGTATAGGCAATACTACACTAGGGTAAGCCCAGTAGGAGTGCTTAATGCAGTTTCTTAAATTCGGTGGCGGGCGAAAGTTCTATGCAAAGGACTTTCGCAACGCCTATCATTTCAGACCAGATGTCGCTCCACCGCGACAAAAGTTCCAAGGGTATATAAATTTTGTGCCTAACAGAGCTCTTCTGAGTTCCTTTTTAGGATTAGAGGATAGTTTAAATTTAAGAACTAGACTAAGTTCATTAATTAGAACAGCTCAATTACCTGAAGTAACTATAAATACAGAAATAAAAAATTCTTATAATAAAAAACGTATAATTACAACTGGTAGGGAATATGCTCCTATAAATTTAACATTGTTTGATACCATTCAAAATGAATGGCTTACAATGTTAATGAAATATTTTACTTATAATTTTAGAGATTCTACAGGCAAAATGACCTCAGGATCTTCTATAGAAAATAAAAGAGATTTAGATTTTGAATTAAATCAAGATAGTCTAATAGCATATAATAGTGAAACTAAACATGGTCAAGACAGTAGCAAAAAAGGATATGACAGTGATGCTTTTGGATATTCTCCAAGTTACCACAAAAACTTTTTTGAAAGAATAGATATCATTCTATACCATGGAAATAAAGGTGTACAATATACATTAGTAAATCCAGTAATTACTACAATAAATTTTGGTGATATAGATTATTCAGATAGTGGATTTAAAGATTTTAATTTAAGTCTTCAATATGAATACTTTACAGTAGTTGATGAATTAAACTTTAATTTAGGTGATGCTGATTTGGCCAGATTTGAAAGAATGGAAGGTGTAAAACTTCCAGGCTCTAGAAATGCAAAACCTCCAGTAGCACTTGAAAAATCTACCAGTATAGAACCTATAATGGAAAGAAAAAGGGCAAGCCAAGTATTTACTCAATTTGGAGAGGAAGACCCTGTAAAACCAGAAGTACAAAAATATTACAGTAAAGAATACGAAACTCAAGATGGTGGACCAGGATCATTTTTAGATAGTATTGGTGACTTTTTAGATGACAATCCTTTTGGAAGAATTTTAGACAAAGGTTTAAGTGCCGCAATACACGGTACTGATGTAAAAGATGCTTTGTTAGGTGGTATAACAAATGAGGTAGTTCAAGGTATCACAAATCCAAATGATGATACTATATTTGGTCCTGATGCAAACTTTCAATATGACATTGGTGGTGCTATTACAGACGGAATTAATAGTGCGGCTACAGGATTAGGTTGGAGACCTGATACAGGAAGTGACGGTGAAGGTGACGGAGGTACATAATGAGTAGTCAAAATTTATATGAAACATTTGGTAATAGCAAAGAATATAAAGTATTAAATGAAGTACTAACTATATTTTTAGAAAACTCTACAGTTGATTTCCCATTGCCTCAAGCATCTGCAGAAATTTTAGGCAATTTAAATCCTGAAGATGTAGAAGAAAGAATTAATGGTCCATTATTAGAACAAATTAAATTAAGACTAAAAAGTTCAGGTTTTTCAGATGCAAATGCAAATGCTTTAAGTTTTGTATTATTAAAAGTTTCAGAGCAACAAGGTATTCATCCTTTTGAGTTTTTTGAACTTTCAACAAATACCCTTAAGATAACTAAAGATGCCTATGATGCCATAAATGCATTAAGGCCTGTAGGCAACAGAGTAAATTTAGTTGTACCATTAAAAAATTCTAAGAGCACAGTTAGTAAATTAATAAAGGCATAAATTATGAAAAAATTTATGCAAGGCAAATACCTAGTCCAGGAAAGTGCAAAATACGTTGGTTCTAAGGAGCCTACTTACAGAAGTAGTTGGGAGTTAGCATTTATGCGAATGTGTGATACACATCCTAACATCACTAAATGGGCAAGTGAAAATGTCAAAATACCATATAGAAGTCCTTTAGACGGAAAATATCATAATTATGTTCCTGACTTTATGATACAATATACAGATCGAGACGGGCATAATCATGTAGAACTTATAGAGATTAAACCTAGCACTCAAACTACTCTTAGAAACGCAAGAAGCAAAGGAGACGCAATTCAAACCGCCGTAAATGCCGCTAAATGGGTTGCGGCACAAGAATGGTGTAAACGCAAAGGCATACGTTTTAAAGTCATAAATGAAGATCAAATTTTTAGGAATAACAAATCACGTAAGCCTAAACAACGAGTAGCTCGTAAACGCAAGTAATAAATACTGATATGACTAAAAAACTAGAAGAAGAGTTTAATCTACCCCCTATTGAAGAGGTTACAAAAACCGAAGCCACTATTGTGGAGACAGAAGCAGAGATAGAAGAAACTCAGAACGCATTAAGTGTTAGTGAAAAAATAAATGCCGCTTTTAAAGAAATCAAAGGTTTAGAAGATCACGAAGGTGAAATGAATGACATAGCCAAAAAGGCTATAGAAAGTTATGAACAACTTATGCAATTAGGCATGAATGTAAGTGACATGGCGGCTGGTAAAGTATTTGCAGAAGCAAGTAATATGCTTAAAATAGCCTTAGATGCCAGTGACGCCAAAACAAAAGCAAAGTTACAACAAATAGATTTAATGCTTAAGAAAGCAAGAATAGATAAGTTTGATAATAAGGGTAGTGAAACAGAAGCCGTTCAAGCAACAGTATTTGATAGAAACGATCTTTTAAGAATAATTAAAGATGAAAATGTAAAAAATGATAAATAACATTATATAGAATTTGGAGTTTCTAATGGAATTAAAGCAATACATAGCAGAAGCATTTAGCAAAGAATACGGATACAGAATTAAAGTTGCCGCAGATTGTGGTGATGATCATATGGATATTTTAGAAAAATGTCTTGCTAAGTATAATTTTGTTAGTGCTACACCTTTTAAAAGAACTCCAATTCAAGAAAATCCATTAGAATTTAGCCGAATTAAAGGCGTACAATTTACATCAGAAGTTTGCAGTTCAGATATTATACTAAAATATCCTGTAAACGAAAGAATTCTTGAAGTTTGGTTAGCAGTTAATATGGGACTTGATCATGAAAGAGTTATATGCTATGGTGTTAAAGAACCAAGAAGACTTGAAGCAGATATTCAGGCAGAAAGGGTAGCAAATGATGTAGATAGAAATGTTGACATAGATCCTGAAAATATTGATTTACATGATGGTGCTGAAGCATTTGAGCATTATGAAATGGAAAATCAAGACATGGATTTTTCAGAAGCAATGTTTGGTGAAGAATACAACAAAAAATTCTTAGATGAACTTGCTAAAATTAAAGCAGAAAAAGGTGCTGACTATTTTAGAAATTATCCTAGCAAAGATGAACTAATGGGTGATAACCTTGCTCCAACATATGATGATCTTACTAAAGGTGTTAATATGGGTAAGGGTGCTGAAAGTTCTAAAGAAGTTTCTAGAGTATCTCAATCCAGAGGTGCTGGAGGATTAGTTTAATGAAATTAGACGAACTACAAACATTTCAAGGCGGAGAAAGATCTGCATTAAGACAATGGTTGAATGCATCAGGAATGAATCCTAGTCAAATAGAAATGCTTTTTAGATTGTTTAATAAAAAGAATCAAGGACAAGGTGCTTCTGCTCAAGAATTACAAACATTAGATACTATAGAAGAATTACTTCATAATTTAGCATCTCAAGGAATATCAGGACTTAAAAGAACAGATCAAATTGCTAAACAAGGTCAAAGTAAAAGAGACAAAAAAGAAAAACCAATAACAAAATCTAGTAATAGTTTAGATGGTGTAGATATGCCATTAGCCGCAAGTAAAGATTATGATGCTGATCCTATAAATGAAGCAGAATGCGGATGTTGTGGTAATAACCCATGTGATTGTCCAAAAGATTGTGATGGTTGCAGAGGTAAAGTTGATGAAAGTTTAGGTTATGCTATGCCTGGACAAGACGAAGATAAAGAAACTGTAACATATACCAAAACTAAAAAACAAGGTGATTCCAGTGTTACTGTTAGTGCAAATGCTGACAGTATGGATGAACTACATGATATTTTAAGACTTGCAGGTATTACACTTCCAAAATCAGATGAACCAAAGCATGATGAACCAGAGCATGACGAACCAGAGCATGATCATGAAGAGCCAGAAGCAGAAGTATGTGGTGATTGTGGTCAAGCAGATTGCGGATGTGATGATCAAGAACCTGAAGAAATAGTAGTAAAAGGCTTACCTCAGGACGATAAACCTAATTATAGTACTGATAAAGAAGTTCTTATAAACTATTTAAAAGATAAACTAACTAAATCAGTAGGTTAATCTTTTTTAAAGATATTCCCCTTAAATTCCTTATAAATACTTATTATGGCAAGAGGAACAGCAGATACCAGTCTGGTTAAACAAGGTTATAGTAAAACATCATATACACCAGACACTATAGAAGATTTCAAAAATTGCGCCAATCCGGCGACAGGTCCTCTGTATTTTATGGAACATCACGTAAAAATACAACATCCTACAAAAGGTGGTATAGACTTCGAACCTTTTAGTTACCAGTTAGATCTAATAGAAAATTATAATAATCACAGATACAGTATAAACATGCTGGGCAGACAGATGGGTAAAACTACTGTGGCGGCAGGTTATTTGTTGTGGTATGCTATGTTTAGACCCGACAGCACAATACTAGTTGCGGCTCACAAACAAGCAGGTGCTCAGGAAATTATGCAACGTATTAGATATGCATACGAAAGTGTGCCTGATCATATCAGAGCAGGTGTGACAGAGTACAATAAAGGTAGTATTAGTTTTGATAATGGTAGCAGAATTGTTGCCGCCACAACAACAGAAAATACTGGTAGGGGTATGTCGCTTACTCTAGTGTACTTAGATGAGTTTGCTTTTGTGCCTCAACGTATTGCATCTGAATTTTGGACAGCACTATCCCCCACCTTAGCAACAGGTGGTAAATGTATAATTACTAGCACACCTAACAGTGATGAAGATACCTTTGCTATGATTTGGCAACAAGCAAATAAATTGTTTGATGAACACGGTAATGAACAGGAAGTAGGCATAAATGGGTTTAAACCATTACTGGCAAAATGGGACGAACATCCTGACAGAGACGCCACATGGGCAACTGAAGAACGTGGCAGAATAGGTGAAGAAAGATTTAAACGTGAACACGAATGTGAATTTGTTATATATGATGAAACACTTATAGATCCCCTTAAACTTTTGGAAATGAAAGGCGTAGATCCTGTATTGCGTAGCGGTCAAGTTCGTTGGTATAAACATCCTACACCTGATTTTACTTATGTGGTAAGTTTAGATCCAAGTACCGGTACAGGTGGTGATAATGCGGCCATACAAATTTTAGAAGTACCTAGTATGACTCAGGTGGGAGAATGGTGTCATAATAAAACTCCTATAGAAGGACAAATGAGAGTAGTTATGGAAATCCTTCATTACATTAGAGAGCAAACAAATGGTGCTATGACATACTGGACTGTTGAAAATAATGCTATAGGTGAAGCGGCTCTTGTTGTAATTAGAGACACAGGTGAGGAAAACTTTCCAGGTGAAATGTTACATGAGCCTAAAAAAATACAGGGTAAAAAAGGAAGAAGAGGTTATCACACTACACATAAAAGCAAAATTGAATCCTGTCTGACATTAAAAAGACTTATAGAGCAAGATAAACTATTTTTAAAAAGTAAACCTATTGTAAGTGAATTAAAAAACTTTGTATCTAATGCTAATTCATTCAAAGCAAAACCAGGTCAAACAGATGACTTAGTAATGAGTATGGTGTTAGCCTTGCGTATGGTTGATTACATAAGTACATTTGAAGACGATGTTTACAATGCTGTAAGCAGTGGACTGGGTTGGAATAGTTTTGATGATGAAGATGGTGATGATTATGATCAACCTCTTCCTGTTATATAATGTCTATTGTAAATGTAAATTTAAATACATATCCAAAAAAATTTTTTAACTATAAAGGAAATGTTTACGAGCACTTTAATGGATATTCAGAAGAAAATATTTTAAAAACCATTAAGTTAGGAATTTATGAAAAAGTCTTTCCAGTACCACATAAAACTATATACCCTGTAAGTGATATAATATCACATTTTAAAAGTAATGATAAAAACCTTTTTGCATATCATATATTTGTTGCACCAGGAATTTTTACTGACGTTTTATCAGATACAGATTCTTTTGAAATACCACAAGATGTATTAGATGCTTCCCACAATAATAAAGTTTTGATAATTTTAGATAGTTTTATAGAACACACCAGTATTAAAAAAGATAGTACATTACATAAAGTGTTACAAAACACAATTAAAAAGTACAAATTAAAAACAGAGAATATTTGTTCTGTAGTTAATACATTTAATACAAAAAGTATTTTAGGCATAGACGTAATTACTAGAAATATTCCGGTTGCTGTAGAGCCTTTGTATGAAACAGATGATATTAAAATACAGGAAAATATTAAAACATTAATGGCTCCAATACAGAGGCCTTACAAATGTATGGCACTTTTAAGAAAGCCAAGACGTAGTAGGTGTCAATTTGCAGAGTTTATATATCAAAATAATTTATTACAAGAAAATTTAATTTCCTTTAATAGCACAAAAGAGAAAGTAGAGCAGTATAATCCTAATATAGATTTTAAATTTAAACACTCTTTACCCTGGCAAAATAAAGTTGAAGAATTTGAAAATAATAAAGTAGCATCAGTGAATCATTTATTAAAGTTATTTCATAACAATAAATTATATAATAAAGCCTATTGTGAATTTATATTTGAAACAGAATTAGATTCTCCTTCAGGTGAGGTAATTTTTACAGAAAAATTAAACAAACCATTTAAATATTTGTATCCATTTATATTTTTTGGTGAGCCAAACAGTTTGGAAATTTTGCATGATTTAGGATTTAAAACTTTTGATAAATGGTGGGACGAAAGTTATGATAAAATAATAGATTCTGATGAAAGAATAGTCTATATTAACAATCTTTTTAAAGATCTTTCAGGTTGGAGCCATAAAAAATGGAGTAATACTCTAGTAGAAATGAAAGACATATTATTACATAATCATAATTTGTATTTTAAAATACATAATAATCATTTATGCTATTCGGAACTGTCTGCTTATGTGGACCAATTTGTAGCAAAGAACGATAAATAGTTGTATGGCAGTAAATTACGAAATAGTATCGGAAAAACTTTTTAATATACTCAAAGGATTTGGGTATAGTGTTAAAAGTTATAATAAAGAAGGTGATTTAGTTTTAAATCCTCAAGAAGCAACACGTTTTGCTGTTCAAGAGCCTAATCTTTTAGCAAGATTAGACTTGGCAGAAAAAACTATCATGTTAGCAACAAGTGAAGATTTATCAGAAGAACCTGTTCGAGCTATGATAAAAGATTTAGCCCAAGATTATTTAATGAGTTTTGATTATAAAATTTTTAATAAAAAAATCAAACCCAAAGGCGAAGAAATGAACGTCAAAAAAAGTGCGGAGAAAGACATGGCAGATGTAATGGAAGCCAGTTTTAACAAACTTACAGGTTCATCTAAATCCAGTTATCAGGGAATAGATGAAGTTAAAATTGTGTTAAGACATAAAAAGGCTATAGACGAAGAAAAACGTGGTGCTAGAAGTAGAGATATCCATAGTATATATATTAAACGTGGTCAGGAAATGTTTAAATTACCTGAAAATAATTTAGCGATGGCAAGAGCTATGGCTAGGCATATACACAATGGTGGTGAAACTTTTGACACAGTAGGACAAACTATTACAGAAATGGCTAAAGATTACAGACAACTCCGTGAGTTTGTGAGATATGTTAGAAATTCTAAATTAGTAAATGAAGATAATCAAGAGTTTGTTGAACTGGCTGTGGAAAATATCCAGGAAATACAAAGTTATTTCAAAAGATTACAAGGTGTAAAAAGTTATGCCAACGCAGTTGAAAGTTTAAATGATTATAATTCTGTAGAAGTTCTTACAGACGATATAGATATTGAAAGTAAATTTACAGAAACACATTTTGATGACAAAGTTGCTAATGTGACTAATAACTTAAAAAATTTAATCAGCAGAAAGAAAAGTTTTGAAAGTTATATAACAAAAGCAGTAGAGTCAGAAAATTTTGCTGAACTAAAAGACAGGTTAACAGAAACAGATATTATGGATTTCGAAAATCCTCATGCTAGACTTGGACATCAGGTAAGTATGTTAAGCCAAACAGCAAAAGATGATAGACTATCAAATTATTTACAAAATTTGAGCAGTAAACTTAGTGCAGGTAGTGGACTTAATCAGTTTGAATACGGTACTATTAAAAGTTGTTTATTGAGTGCTAATAACAATTCATATACAAAATCAGCACCTATGGATGTTGCAGAAGCATATGAAGTGTTTATAAGCCAATTTGCAGAGTAAAATCAGCATTTAAAGATAAATAAATTTGTTGGCCAGAAATGGCCAATAGTTGTAAAAAAGTACTTGACTTTTTTGCATCAAGGCATTATAATAATAAAACAGTTGTACCCTAAACACAGAAGGTATGACAAACATGGCAAATATAGGAGAAACATCATGGCCTCATTAGCAGAAATAAGAGCAAAACTACAATCTATGGAATCCAAATCCAGCGGTAGTTCCCCAGCTCAAAGCGATAACGCAATTTACCCATTTTGGAATATAGACGAAGGAACAAGTACCTTGTTAAGGTTCTTACCTGACTCTGATCCAAACAACACGTTCTTTTGGGTTGAACGACAAATGATCAGACTTACATTCCCTGGAGTTGTAGGTGGCGATCAAAAACCAACAACTGTACAAGTACCTTGTATGGAAATGTTTGGTGAAAATTGTCCAGTATTGACTGAAGTTAGACCTTGGTTTAAAGATCCATCTTTAGAAGATATGGGTAGAAAATATTGGAAAAAACGTTCTTACATTTTCCAAGGTTTCGTAAACGAAAATCCACTAAACGAAGAAAGTCCTGAGAATCCAATTAGAAGATTTGTAATTGGTCCTCAAATTTTTAACATTATTAAATCAGCATTAATGGATCCAGAAATGGAAAACCTACCAACTGATTATGTTAATGGTACTGACTTCCGTTTAGCAAAAACAACTAAAGGACAATACGCAGATTATTCCACAAGTAAGTGGGCAAGAAAAGAAACAGCATTGACTGAAGAACAACTTGCGGCGATTGATACACATGGATTATTTAATCTAAATGATTATCTTCCAGCAAAACCAACTGAAGAAGGTGTACAAGCGATTGCTGAAATGTTCCAAGCAAGTGTTGATGGAGAGCTGTATGATCCAGCAAGATGGGGTAACTTTTTTAAACCCTATGGACTTGATACAGGAAGTACAAACACTCAATCAACAGTCGCACCAGCTCAAACTGTACCAGCAACTGAAACAGCGAGTGTGGCTCCTGTAACAGAAACTGCACCAGCACCTGCACCAGCAGTAGAAACTCCTGCACCAGCACCAGCGGCTGAACCAGTAGCAACTGCTCCAGCAGAAGCATCAGGTGATGCAGGTAAAAAATCAGCAGATGATATTCTTGCAATGATTAGAAACAGACAGTCATAAGGAGTAAACATGCAAAAACCTTTTGACTTAACAAAGTTCAGAACTGGATTGACTAAAAGCATTAGTGGAATTAGTGCTGGTTTCCATGACCCTAGGGATTGGATCAGCACTGGTAACAAAACACTTGACTACCTAATAAGTGGGGACTTCAATGGAGGTATCCCACTAGGTAAAGTTAGTGTGTTTGCAGGTGAATCAGGTTCTGGTAAATCGTTTATATGTTCTGGAAACATTGTAAAAAATGCACAAGATAAAGGATGTCAGGTAGTATTATTTGACTCTGAAAATGCATTGGACGAACAATGGTTACAGGCATTAGATGTAGACACTAGTCCAGAAAAATTACTGAGAATTAGTGTATCAATGATTGATGACGTTGCCAAAGCAATATCTGAATTTATTAAAGACTATAAAGCAAATTATGGCGATCTAGAATATGATGAAATGCCAAAACTTGTTTTTGTTGTAGATAGTTTAGGTATGCTTCTAACTCCAACTGACGTTGATCAATTCAACAAAGGTGATATGAAAGGTGATATGGGTCGTAAACCTAAGGCACTAGCCTCCTTGGTTAGAAATACGGTAAACCAAATTGCACCTTTCCCTATCGCTTTAGTGGCTACTAACCACACTTACGCAAGTCAGGACATGTTCGATCCTGATGATAAAATAAGTGGCGGTCAAGGATTTATCTACGCAAGTAGCATAGTAGTAGCAATCAAAAAACTAAAACTTAAAGAAGATGCAGATGGTAACAAAACATCTTCTGTGCAAGGTATAAGAGCCGCATGTAAAGTTATGAAGTCAAGATACAGCAAACCTTTTGAAGGTGTGCAGATCAAGATTCCATATGAAAGCGGAATGGATCCATATAGTGGTATGTTAGAGATGTTAGAATCCAAAGGCATTGTGGAAAAAGTCGGAAATAAATTATCTTACATATCTCCTGTAACTGGTGAAGAAATAAAAGAGTTCAGAAAAGCATGGACTAATGAAAAACTTCAGATAGTTATTGATGAATGGGGACAAAATCCTGTAGCACAAGAAGATGTGCCTGAGGACATAGACCCTGACGTTTTAGAACCAGAAATGGAGGATTACACAGATGAATCCTGAAGTAGCACTTATGTATGAGGTATGGGATAATATTAAAAGTACTATACCTCAAAAAGAACGTCTTCAAGTTGCAGAGTCAATGGTGAGAACTTTTGATGAGCATGTTGATATTTCAGAAGTCGAAAACAATCTAAACGAGTTCGATACAATTATGAAAACTGCTATCGTTAGTCATTTTGATATCGGCCTGGAAGAAGAAGATGAAGACGAGGATTGGGAATATTAGTGGCAACCTATTATAATAAAATTGTTGACGATCTAGGAAACATTGTAGATGCAATAGCATTCTATGAAGGCGAACTGGAAGATGCAAGATGGGAAGTCAGGATCAAAGGGAGTTTGGAGAAAGCCTCCTCCTCCCTTCCCGGTCTCACTGAGTTTCGCTTCAATCAACTACAAGAGATTGAAGCAATTCTCGAACATTTAAATATAGAACTTCGCAGAGAACGTTCTAAAACATTCCGTAAGTATTTGGAAAACTATAATAGAACTTTGAGCAGTAGAGATGCAGATAAGTTTGTAGATGGCGAAGAAGGTGTTATAAATTTAACACACTTGGTAAACCAATTTAGTTTATTAAGAAACAAATACTTGGGAATTATGAAAGGACTAGATGCCAAGCAATGGCAAATAGGACACATTACCAGACTCAGAACTGCTGGTATGGAAGACATTGTTATAGATTAATAATGAGACCTTTAGTAGTAAAAAATGCTCTATCAGAAGAAACTTTAGCATTTATAAATTCTATAGATGAAAAATGGCAAAAAGGTGGGTTTATGAGAAATGAACAAACTCACACCTATAGGAATGTTTTAAGTAAAGATAGAAGGTGCTGGGCAATTAATTTAAATGGTTATAAAAAATTATTAAATGAATTTGAAAGTTTAATTAAAACATATAATAATACAAATCAAGAAATAAAATTAACTAATGGAAACATTGATTGCCATCTTTTAGAATACAGAGATGAGGATGTTGGTACATTAGCAGAGCATCAAGATGTATATTATATAGATTCAGATGTTAGAAAATTGAGCATGACAGTTCAGTTAAATGATAATTTTGAAGGCGGCGAATTTTATATTAATGGTGATAATGTTGAATTAGGTAAAAATGATGCAGTAATTTTTCCAAGTTTTTTACCACATGGAGTTAAACCTGTATTGAAAGGAAACAGAAGAGTAGTTTTAGTTTGGGCATTCGGCCCGCATTGGCAATAATGAAACTTGATTTACATGGTATAAGACATCAAGAAGTAGATATCAAAGTTGAAAATTTTATTTATTTGAATCAGGACCAATTACCATTAACAATAATATGTGGAAATAGTCAGAGAATGATAGACTTAGTAAATGAAGTAATTGATAGAATAGGCTGTAAAACAGTCATTATGGATTTATACGGTGTGATAGTAATTAGAGAGATATGAAATATAAATTAGATAAGTTGATAAGACAATTTAGAATGTGGAGAATTGCTATGGGAGTTAAGTTTTTATTGTGGAATTCTGAAAGAAGGCTTAAAAAAGTAGCAAAAAAGCAAGAAAAATTAAAAATAAATCAAAAAAGGCTTGACATATCACAGTAATTTGCTATACTATATGCATAGTTTAAATTAATCCGTGGGAGGAAATATGCAAAACTTTGTAAAAATTAAATCAGGAACTTATCGTAGTTCCCCATTAAAGGATATGATCTTTCCTTTAATTAAACCAACTAGTTATGGAAAACGTGGTGCATTTGTAACTGTAGATGCAAGTGCTGTTATGAACCCAGACTTTAAAAAAATAAGAGTTTTAATTGATAGCCCTACTGATGTAGAGCCATCATCCAAAGACGAATATGAAAGGTTAATGGGTGTTGGTAAAAAAGAAACTAAAAAACCTGAAACAACGCAACAGGCAATGGACAGAATTAAAGGTCGTTTTGAAATATTAGACAAAATGACTGATGCAGTTGCTAATGGTGTAGTTAGAGGACTTATAGTAAGTGGTCCTCCTGGAGTAGGTAAAAGTTTTGGTGTAGAAAAAATTCTAGAAGAATATGATGCAATGGCTAAACTTGGTGGAGTAACTAAAACAGAAATTGTTAAAGGGTCTATGACACCAATAGGATTATATCAAACACTTTATAATAATTCCAATAAAGGTGATATATTAGTATTTGATGACTGCGATAGTATTTTGTTTGATGAAGTTTGTCTAAACATGCTTAAAGCAGTTTTAGATAGTGGTAAGAAAAGAACTATTAGTTGGAAGGCAGAATCACAAGCACTTCGTAGAGAAGGTATACCTGATAGGTTTGAGTTTGCTGGTGGTGTTATTTTTATTACTAATGTTAATTTTGAGAATGTTAGAAGTAAAAAAATACAAGATCATTTAGCCGCTCTTATGTCAAGATGCCATTACATTGATCTTGGAATGGATTCTATAGAAGACAAGTTTTTAAGAATTAATCAAATCGTTAGAGATGGTATGCTTAAAGAATACGGATTCAGCAAAGAGTTCGAAAAAGAAATCATAAACTTTATGATTAAACATAGTGCTAGACTTAGGGAGGTTAGTTTAAGAATGGTTCTTAAAATTGCTGACTTGGCACAAATGGATTTTGACAACTGGAAAGAAATTTCAGAGTCAACTTGCATGAGAAGGATTAATATATACGAATCCTAATCATCACTGTAAATATATTTTTACAGTCCCCCTAGTGTTCGGAACCCTCCCACTTCGAACACTTAGAATCCCCAAAGCAATTTGGGGATTCATCTTTTTTAAGAAAACACTTGACTTTAAGTTTTTTCAGTATATAATTAAATTTACTGACATATTATGGAGAATAAATGAATAAATTCGATAAAAACTTTCACTTAAACTTCTTACCTTTATATGCTGTATTTGTTTTCATGCTGTTTATGTTATGGGCAAATGAAGTAAAAGGTGATGAAATAGAAGAAATTGTTGTGACAGCACAACAAGAAAAAACAATTAAAGCAAACCCAATTACTAGCAGTAGTTTGATGAGTGCTATTATGCCAGTCTTTACCTGGAATGCAGGTGGCTATGGTGGCTTTGTAGGATACAATGAGCGAGGTGCTCAAACATCACATACATCAGTTTATGTGAATGGTATTCCAGCAAACGATCCAGGTGCAAGTTGGTATGACTTTGGACATGACTTTGCTAGTGGTCAAACAGTAAAAGTTATATCTGGTGCTAACGGTGTTTTATACGGCTCAGGTAGTATGGCTGGAACCGTGCTAATACAAGACACTATAGAACGTGGACTAACACTTAGAGCAGAAGATGAAGTAAACTATTTTAGAATTGCTCCTGTTGATCAGTTAGAGTTTAGTATGGTTAAAGATAGCATGGGTAGTGTTCGTAATGACAATGACGAAGAAGACAATTACGAAAACAAAACAGCAAGGTTTAATATAGATGCAGGTGACTTTACTATAGTAGGTAAGTTTACTGAATACGAATACGACTATGATAATTGTTTTAATTATGATTTTGGGCAAAGCAATGACTGTTTACAAGACGGTCAAAGATATAATGTTGCTATTAGAAATGATTACATCACAATAGGCAGAAACTATAATACAGCAGAATACTTTACTGAATTAGAACCTACATACACAAATGAAAGTTATAGAGATTATTTTAGAATTGGTAATCAAGTAGAACTTAGTAATAGTTTGAATGTTGCATTTGGTATAGATGTAGAAAAACAATATTATAACACCAGCAGTTGGCAAAATGTTGAAGGCACAGAACTTGTAGAACGTTATAATACAATACCAGGTTCCTATACAGATGACAATTTAAGTTATAATGATGGTACTTTGTTGCCTTTATGGGACGGCACCACAAGACCAGATTTAAATAATCCTATTGAAGTACTTGATGGAAACGGTATTTACACCTTAACACAAACTGATCTAAAGTACTCAGATGAGAATGGTGGTATATATTTTCAAGCCAATGCTAACTTTATTTTAAATTATAACTTTGGTATTAGATTAGGCAATGATGATCAGAATGCTCTTAGACTGGGTATAGAAAAAGGAGACTTCTTTTTTAACATTGGTAACAGTTTTAGAAAAGCAAACTTATATGAAAAGTTTGGTGATGGAGTTGTACAAGGCAATGAGGAACTAGAGCCTGAAAAAGGTGTAGGTGTTGAATTAGGATATGGTGTATTAAGTGTATTCATGTATGATTTTGAAGAAGCAATAGAATATGTTCCAGGATATTATACAGATGTTATTACAGCAACATTGGAACTTAATGATGATTTATCTGTAAATAAAGACGGCACATATGGTGGTTGTGTATTAGATCCTAATTATACAGCATCAGATGGTATGCCATTAGGGTGTGTTTATACATTAGTAGAAGACAATAATCCAGTTTATACTATGCCTACCTATGCTAACACAGGAGAATACACCACAGCAGGTATGAGATATGCAAATAACTTTGGTCCTCTTTTTGTAATGTTAAAATATACAGATACAGATCAAACCAGAGTACCTAAATTTGCTGGTGTATTACAGTACAGCGAAGACTTTTTTGATGTGAACTTTAGAATAAAGTATGCATTTAATTTAGATAGAGCACCTGGACCTTATGATGTATTAGAAGAAGGACAGGAGTATTTGGAAGACTTGAATAAGTTAAACTTGTATGTGACCAAAGAGTTTACAAATGGTTTAACAATTTCCTTTAAAGCAGAAAACATAACAGACGAAGTAGTAGAAGTTGTTCCTTTTTATAATACACAAGGTACAGAATATTACTTGACATTAGGGTATAAGTGGTAGTATAATAAGTTATGGGTAAATGTGTTTTAGAAATTAGAGATGAAGTGAACGTCAGGTTCCAGGGTCTTGATGTAAAAACAAGGCGAAAGATTTCTGATGAAGTAAAATACTTTTTACCTTATGCTTATCATATGCCTGCCTACAAATTGGGTAGATGGGACGGCTGTATTAGATATTGTGATATAGGTGGTAGAACATATTTCCATTTGCTGGATAAATTGTTGCCTATAGTTACAAATGATGGTTATGAAATAGAAGTAAAAGATCTCAGAAAAAAATGGGACTTTAGTTTTAGCGAAGTAACCAAAGACAGTTATCAACATGTTGTATGGCCTAAAGGGCATCCTGTTGAAGGTGAGCCAATAATATTAAGAGATTACCAAGTAGACATTGTGAATAAGTTTTTAGAAAATCCACAATGCTTACAAGAAATAGCCACAGGTGCTGGTAAAACACTTGTTACCGCAGTACTTAGTGAGAAATGTCAAGAGTATGGAAGAACAATAGTTATAGTACCTAATAAAGATTTGGTTGTACAAACAGAAAAAGACTACAAAAATCTAGGATTAGATGTGGGTGTTTTATATGGAGATAGAAAAGAATATGATAAAACGCATACAATTTGTACTTGGCAAAGTCTTGCTGTATTAGAAAAGAAAACAAAAAATTATGAAGCAGACTTTCCTATAGATGAGTTTTTAGATGGTGTTGTTTGTGTTATGGTGGATGAAGTACATAAGGCAAAAGCAGAAGTATTAAAAAACTTACTGAGTGGTCCATTTAGTGGTGTCCCTATTAGATGGGGACTTACTGGAACAATACCCAAAGATGAACATGAAGCAGTTGGGTGTTTGTGTAGTTTAGGTCCTGTGGTAGGTAATTTAAGCAGTAAAGAATTACAAGATATGGGTGTACTTGCTGATTTAGATATCAGTGTTTTACAATTACAAGATGGCATGATAGGGTTTAGTAGTTATGCTCAAGAATTAAAATGGCTTGTGACAGATCCTAAGAGAATGGATCATATAAGTGAAATTATAAATGGATTTAGTGTTAATGGAAATACATTGGTATTAATTGACAGAATTAAAACAGGAGAAATGTTAGCAGAAAAAAATTCTGACTGGGTATTTGTTTCAGGTTCAATGAAACAACAGGACAGACAAGACAATTATGATGACGTTTCTGAAATGGATAATAAGGTCATTGTTGCTACTTATGGAGTGGCGGCAGTAGGTATCAACATACCTAGAATATTTAATTTGATTATGTTGGAACCAGGAAAAAGTTTTGTGAGAGTAATACAGAGCATTGGCAGAGGTATTAGAAAGGCGCAAGATAAGGACTATGTGCAGGTTGTTGACCTGACTAGCAATTTAAAATATAGTAAAAGGCATTTGACGAAAAGAAAACAATTCTATAAAGAACAAAATTTTCGTCATACCGTAACTAAGGTGGAATATAAATGAAAATACTAACGATTGAAAATAATACATACGATATAGATTGTGTACCTGACGAAATAGATGATATAAGATATTGTGTATTCGATGGTGGTGATCAGGAATTTCAGGATTATTACTTCCTGCCATTAATATTCTTAGAAAGTTTTCATGCTCCTGCAATCTGTTTACAGATAGGAGAATACAATTTACAGATGCCAATGGACTGGAGCATATTAACTTGTGATGAGGATTTTGCAGATTTAGAAATAATCCCACTAGCAAGTTTAAATAATAGAGGGTTTTTAAGTCCTATACTTAATCCAATGCACAGTTGGATGCCTCGAGCAGAAGAAATACAGATTACTAATGTGTACCAAGATGTTAAATGGTACTTTCCAAAGTTAAAAAACGGTCATATGTTGGTTGTTCCATTAGAAGATGGACCTGAACCAAAATGTGCTATGTTTGTAAAAGACTACAAAAAAATAAAAAATGTAGATATTTCGGATTTGTTATAGGAGGAAAAAATGGCAAAAAGAAGATTTAGAATAGAAGGCGGCAATTATGGAGGAGAACTTGTTTTAGGTTCAGTGAATCCAGCATTTGCTAGTTATTATGCAGAACTGGACGACACCAGTGAATTAATTGATGCTGTATTAGAAGCAGATCAAGTAGGATATGGAGATGAGGAGGAACCAGACGATGCATTATTAGATCCAAATACTCCCCCAGGTCCTGCCGAAGAAGCAGACGAGTACTTTAACATGTGGGAGAATGATGAGATTGAACACATTAATAGTGCCTATGCTGATGGTGGATTCACAGTATATGAAGTTCCAGCAGATGGTTCAGATGATTGGAACTATGATAAAGAAGTATATGAAGGTGAAGCAATTCATGTATATGGCAGAGAAGGCGGATACTTTAGTACTGATGACGAACCAGAAGTAATAAACGAAGAAGATGAAGACGGTAACAAATATGTGCCTGTATTGATGTTCCACAGTTGTGAGAAAGGTTCTTTTGGTGCTTGGTTTGTAGACTCAGATGAAGATTTTGATGAGTTTAAACTTGGAATGGGTGTTGTGGAAACAAATTTAGGTGAATTTGTTGATGCTGTATTTTACGATAAACTAGAATTAGATTGTGATTACGATTATAATGACACAACCGGTAAAAGTTATGATGCTCAAGTAGGCTGGTTAAATACTAAGTGGCATGATAGTCAGGAAAACATACAAGAAAACTTAGAAGAATATCTTGCAGAGTTTGAAGAAAATGCAGAATGGGAAAGGGAAAATAGATGAAACGAATCTTAATTTTTGGTTTACCAGGTGCTGGTAAATCCACTCTAGCAGAAAAACTGGTTGAAGTTTTAGGAAACGCAGACTGGCACAACGCAGATAAAATACGAGAAACATTTGATGATTGGGACTTCTCACCTGAAGGTAGAGAACGTCAATCATTGCGTATGAGAGATTATGTACGCAAAAGTGTTGCAAAAGGAAATTATGGTGTAGCAGATTTTGTTTGCCCAACAAATGAACTTCGTGAAAAAAATGTGCCAGAATATGTAATCTGGATGGATACTATTGAAGAAGGCAGGTTTGAAGATACTAATAAAATGTTTGAGCAACCTGATGGTAGCACTTTTATAAATGTTAGAATATCTGCTGATCAATGGTGGACTGATGAATCAGTTGAAGAATGGGCAAAATTAATTGCTGTTGATGTCAAAGATCATGAGTTCCAACCTAAGCAACCAACCACACAGATGCTAGGAAGGTTTCAACCATTCCATGATGGACATAAAGCATTATTTGAAAGAGCATTAGAAAAACACGGCCAAGTAGCAATACTGGTTAGAGATATGCCACTAACAGATGATAATCCTTGGCAAGTGGATAAAATATGTGAAAACATAGAAATTTCATTGGCCGAATATGCTGGTAAGTTTAGATGTTACCCTGTTCCTAACATCATGAATATTACTTATGGTAGAGACGTAGGATATAAAGTGGAGCAGGAAACATTTGATGCAGATATAGAAGATATCAGTGCAACAAAAATTCGTAAACAAATGAAAGAAGAGGGTAAACTTTAATGGAAGAACTTGTAAAATTGGTTGAGCAATGGCATGTGGATAGAAACTTAATTGACGGTGCCACTGACAAAGATCAAGTTTTAAAACTTATACAAGAGATGGGCGAGTTATCTGACAATGTGTGTAAAGGAAACGACATCAGAGATGATTTAGGAGACATGCTAGTTGTAATGATAAACATTATGAAAAGAAATAATATTTCTATGGAAGAATGTTTACAAGTAGCATACAATGATATTAAAGACAGAAAAGGCCGTATGGTAGATGGCATTTTCGTAAAAGAAGGAGATACTTAATGAGTTATCAATTTACCAGTGAAAGTGTTAGTAAAGGACATCCTGATAAAGTTGCTGATTTAATTTCAGATACTGTCGCAAACTACATTATAGATAATAATATAAATCACAGAGCGGCTGTAGAAACACTTGTAACAACCAATATGGTTACACTTGCTGGTGAATATAAAAGTGATAAGTTTGATAAAGTCTATATTGAAAAACTTGTTAGAGCAGTAGTTAGAGATATAGGCTATGAACAAGAAGGATTCCATTGGGAAAACTTAAAAATTTATAATGAATTACATGGGCAAAGTCCTGATATAGCATTAGGTACTGACAACTTTGGTGCAGGTGACCAAGGACTTATGTTTGGATATGCATGTAACGAAACTGAAAATTACATGCCAAGTGCTATTCATTATAGTCACAGAATTCTCAGAAGGCTACAAAGTGAAAGAACAAGTAATAAAATACACTGGTTAGAACCTGACAGTAAAAGTCAAGTTACAATGAGCTATGATGGTTTTAACAGTCCTTTAAGTATAGACAAAATTGTATGCAGTACTCAACACAAGGATAGTGTAAGTATAGAAGAAGTTAGAACTACTTTAGAAGAGATTATTAGAGATGAAATATCGGAATATGATTTAGATAAAACAGACTTTTTAATTAATCCAACTGGAAGATTTGTTATTGGTGGACCAGATGGAGATACTGGACTTACTGGACGTAAAATTATTGTTGATACTTATGGCGGGTATGCACCACATGGTGGCGGTGCCTTTAGTGGTAAAGACTGTACCAAAGTGGATAGAAGTGCGGCTTATATGGCTAGATACTTAGCAAAAAATATAGTCGCAAGTGGCAAGGCAAAGAATGCCACAGTACAATTAAGTTATGCTATTGGTGTTGTTGAACCTACTAGTGTGTATGTTTATGCTGACGGTGAAGTAAGAACAGACTTAGCAGATAAATTACAAGAACTTGTTGACTTAACACCAAAAGGTATAATTGATAAGTTTAATTTATTTAATTTAGATCTTACCAAGACAACAAATTATGGACATTTTGGTAAATCAGATTTACCTTATGAGAAAATGATTTGTTTTAATGTTTTCAGTATATGAGATAAAATTTAAAGATGGTTTTATTTATTATGGATATACTGCAAAACCTTTTAATCTCAGATTAAAAGAACATTTAAAAGCAAGTCAAAAAGGTAAAAGCCTTTTGTATAAAAAAATGCGAAATGCTGAATATGATTGTGACGCCAGAGTGGTACAAACTTTTCCTACAATGGAAGAAGCATTAGATTGGGAAAAGAAGTTAATAAAAAGGACACCACACAATTTGAAATTGAATACAAGTTGGGGTGGCGAAAATGGAGAAAACAATTTTAGGCGGTGGAAACAACAGGATATTATTAAAAAGCATTACAAAAGGAAAAAGACCAAATACAAATTTTAGTCATCCTGCTTATACAAGGTATCCACATTTGAAAGAAAAAGGACCAACAGATCCAGAATATACAGAATGGCAGAAATGGTTTGCTTGGAAACCTGTTAAATGTTTAGATGGTGAACGTGTTTGGCTTAAATATGTTTACAAAAGAGAAAGGACAATCAAATGGACACCACCACAATTTCCCCCTGATGCTTTTAATAGAACGGAATATAGTACCTGGGAAGGTATTTTAAATATGAGAATGAGATGATTGATATTAAAAAACATATTAGAACAGTTCCAGATTTCCCTATCAAAGGAATTCAGTTCAGGGATATTACAAGTCTTTTAGAAAATACAAAAGCATTTAACAAAACACTTATAGAGATGACAGCATATTGTATGATGTTTAATGCTAACAAAATGATAGGTATAGAAAGCAGAGGGTTTTTATTTGGGTCTCCAATTGCTAGAGATATGGAAATACCATTTTACCTGGCAAGAAAACCTGGAAAACTCCCAAATGAAACAGTGAGTAGAAGTTATGAGTTAGAGTATGGTGAAGCAGAATTACACATACAAAAAATTTCTAAATTGACAGAATACGATAAAATTGTTATAATAGATGATCTAATAGCCACAGGTGGTACAGCTCTTGCCTGTGCTAATTTAGTAAGTGAAAAATTTTATGTACCAAAAGAAAATATAATGGTTCTTGCCGTTATTGATCTTCCTGATTTAGGAGGTTCAAAACTAATAGAGAGCTCAGGTTACAAAGTAGAAACACTAGTAGAGTTTGAAGGAGAATAATGCCTAAGAAGCCACAAATACCATTAAAAGAAATAATGGCGGCTATTGATAAAAAGGACAGAAACTTTTATAATAACCTTAGTGACGAACAAAAAAAGGCATTTAGTGCCTGGATGATGATGAGGTATTGCAGTAGTGTGCAAGGCAGAGATGCCGCAAACTACATATACATGACAAACGAGCTTGTAAATTATCAGTTTAGTGAAGTCAGTAAGCACCCTGAGTTACAATGGTTGTTACTTAGTGCCTGTGGTGTAGGAAAAATACAATTTCATCCTTACTTAAAACCGCCTAACGCAAGAAAAAAGAAAAATAAAACATTTGAATTTATTTATGAATTATATCCTCACATGAAAGCAGAGGATATAAATAATCTAATAGATATCAATACAAAAGAACAATTAAAAGAATTAGCAGTAGCACACGGATATGATGACAAATCAATTACAGAAATCTTTGGAAAGTAACACTTGTAAATGGTGTGAAAAAAGTTTTATGAGTGAAAGAACTCTGAGTGCTCATATGTGTATTAAAAAAAGACGTTGGGCTGACAAAGATTTGACGCATACTAGATTAGGTTACAGAGTATTTCAAATGTTTTATGAAATAAATACTACAGCATCTAAATCTAAAACACAGGAAGAGTTTGTTAAAAGCCAATACTATGAAGGATTTGTAAAATTTGGTAGAAGTTGTGTTACAAATGAATATTTACAACCTGAAAAATTTGCAGAATGGTTAATCAAAGAAGGCAAAAAATTAAAAGATTGGAGTAAAGATACTCTTTATGATGAATTTTTATTAACTTATGTAAAAAAAGAACCAGGAATGAAAGCACTGGAAAGAAATATTATTTATTTAGATAATTGGGCTAAAGAAAATAATACACAATGGCAAAATTATTTTACTGAAGTAAGCACACCAAGAGCAGTACATGATATTAGGAGTGCTAAAATATCTCCATGGTTGATTTATTTAAGTTTAACAGGAGATAAATTGTTGCCTAGATTTAGTGATGAGCAAGTAAAAATGATAGAGCATATTATAGAAGCAAACTTTTGGATGAAACTTTTTGTACAAAATAAAGAAGAAGTTGCAGAAGTAAAAAAATCATGTGAGGTAGCAGGAATATGAAAAAAAAATTTAATATGAACGACATTAGCAGTATGGCAGAAAAATGGAAACCCAGCGAAGAAGGTATTAATTGGGATTTAATACAACGTATGAGATTTATGAATGCTGATGCAGAAATAGATCCTAAAGACGGGTATTCTGAAGGCAAAAGAAAATTAAAAAAATAAAATGAAAATAGATTTTGATGTAGATATTGATATGGCTAACAGAGAGGATTTCCTCAAGTTAGTAAATGTCACACCTGCAAGTATTGAAAAGGATGGTAAGTTTACTAAACACAATACTGGTGTCTACTTTCAAAACATTCCTAAGTTTCCACTAGAAGGCTACAGCACAATAGACCATAAACAAGCAGAACAAGATGGTTGGTTTAAAGTAGATTTTTTAAACAATCATGTTTACAAAGGCATAAAAGATGAACAGCATTTGGATAAACTTATTAGTACAGAACCAATGTGGGAATTACTAGAACATCAAGAAGTTGTAGAGCAATTATTCCATATCAATAATCATTTTGATATAGTAAAACAATATAAGCCTAAAAGTATTGAACAGTTAGCAATGATATTGGCAATGATAAGACCTGGTAAAAGGCATCTGGTAGGCAAAACTTGGGCAGAAGTTGAAGCAGATGTATGGGTCAAGCCTAAAGGTAATACTTACTTCTTTAAGAAATCACACAGTTATGGTTATGCTTTAGCAATAATTGTTCAGTTGAATCTGATAGTTGAAGGCTTGTAATTAATTATCTTTGGGTTTAATTACAAGTTGTACGCCTCTTCTTTTAATTCTTTTCTTTAATAAATTTTGTAAAGTGGTTATAGGACCAAAAAGTATTTCTATATCTTTCATTACAAATGTTCTTAAACATCTATGAAATGGTTTCATTTCATGATGTAAAAATATATCTATGGGTAATTGTCTATTACTTTCCCACCACCAAGTTTCTCCTAATTCAAGGAATTCTTCACGTTCTTTTTGAGAGCCTATTTTGGAAAAATCATAAAAAGTCATTATAGCATTATCATGATTTACTACAACGCCTATATATTCTTCTTCTGCGTATTGGATACCCGTAAGGAAAGGATATCGCTCTGTTGTCTCTGTTATAAGATTATCTTTCTCCACAAAAGTATTTATACTGCGAAACGATAAATAGTATATTATTAAGAGTAAAAAAATTTATGTCACATGGTGATCACAGACTATATCTTTACGAAGACATCATCGGATTGGTGGTGGATACCAATGGACTTTATGTGGATAACAGACCAATGAATAATAGAAAACTAATTGCCCACAAAGGCATGTACAACCAAATAAAATTTGATATTAGGAATAGAGACAGAAAACTACAGAATGTTTTTTCTAATAGTTTATCTGCTACACTTATCAATCCTACTACTAAACGCAGAATATTTACTAAACTTCTTGAGCATACAAGCGATGTTGGGCAAGTTAAACTTGTTTTAGACGAAGGAGACTTAAGAAATATTGATGAGGGTTTATATACAATTTATGTTTCTATGACAAAAGAAGATGGTAATGAATATCCAGTCTATACTGATCAAAATAGTAGTGTAAAGTTTCAGATAGAAATAAGCAGTCAAATCAAATACGAACCTGTAGCAACACAAATAGCAAACAGTTTTACACAGGTTGCTAGTACTGATTCTGGAGATCCAGCAAACGTATTTACAACAAGTGCCTTGTTTGGTAATCAGGATAGAAATTTTAGTCATGCTCTTCACAGTATTGCTGTTTACCCGTCAGCATATACAGGTAATTTTACTATACAAGCAAGTTGTATAGAAAATACTCCTAACAGTGATGAAGCAAGTTCTGATTGGTTCAATATAGAAAGCAATATTAGTTTATCGGCATCTAGTGACATATATCATAAAACATTTTCTGTTAATGCCAATTGGATCAGAGTAATTCATACACCTGACAGTGGTTCTATAGATAAAATTCTGGTCAGAAACTAATTGACTTTTGGCATAAATCTGCTATAATATCCGTATGGATATTGACTTTCTTGTAGAACAGGTACATCGTCTCCTTTTGGATAATCTTCCCGTTAGAACAACGAAAACGCCTAGTGGCTGGATTACAATGGATTGTCCAATGTGTAATGACAAACGAAAAAGAGGCGGCCTAATTACAACTGGTGCCAGAATAAGTTATAACTGTTTTAATTGTGGATTTACTACAGGCTGGGCACCTAATCCTAATTTAGGAAAAAAATACAAAGATTTAGCATCAATACTTGGTGTATCTGACAGTGATATTCACAAGGTACAAATAGAATTATTAAAATACAATGATGTATTAGAGCAGGAAGAAGTAAGTGATTACATATATAACTTACAAAAATTCAACACGGAGAAACTGCCAGACACAGCCAGAGCCGTAGAAGATTTACCTGATACACATAATGTTAAGCAATACGCAATTCAAAGGGGTCTGCTGGGTCTATATCCACTGCTGTATTTTGATGAAAGTCTTTACAAGCAGAGATTGGTAGTCCCCTTTACTTACAATAATGAACTGGTAGGTTGGACTGCAAGGCATATAAATCCTCCAACTAAAGCAACACCAAAGTATCTACACAAGATACAACCTGGATATGTTTTTAACATTGATAGATTTGCAGACAGTAAAAGAGAAATAGTTATTGTAACAGAAGGTGTATTTGATGCTATACAATTAGATGGTGTTAGCATACAGGGTAATAGTGTAACTCCTGAACAGGCACATCTGATTGAAAAATTAGGCAAACGTGTTATACTATGTCCTGACAGAGATAGTGCAGGTAAAGAACTTATTGACCAGGCATTAGAGTTAGGTTGGGAAGTGAGCTTTCCTCCCTGGGCAAATGATATAAAAGATGCCGATGAGGCAGTTAAGCGATATAGTAGATTGGCAACTGTGGCAAGTATAATAAAACATTCCACAGATAATAAATTAAAAGTACAAGTAAAGGCAAAAATGTTATGAGAGAAAAAATAAAACATTGGGCAAGTGTGTGTAAATTACATTGGAAGGAAATAGTTACACTATCTATTGCATTACATTGGATAGTTGATTTATTAATATTAGCACCTGTTATGATTGCTATAGGATGGTTTGCAAGAGGATTTTTTGGCTGATGAATTTATATATTAATGGATGTAGTTTTAGTTCTGGTACACAGTTTTTTGAGGGCACTAAAGATTTAATAAATTGGGGCGGCTGGTTGAATGAAAAATTTGATACAGTTGTAAACCAAGCAATAGAAGGTGGTAGCAATCGCAGACTATTCAGACTGACTACAGATTTTATTAATAATACTGAAAATATAGATGATTGGATAATTGTAATACAACTTACTGAGCCAGATAGGACAGAATTTTTTTATGAAAAATATAAAGCATGGGTTGGTGTAATTAAAAGTTACCATTTTACTGAGGACAGAGTTTTACAAGAAAGTGTAGATGTAGTAAAAGAGGTTGAAAATTTTTATCAAAGGTTAATATTACCTTCATTATTTTTAACTAGAACACATGATCAAGGAGTATTTGAATTATATAACATGTTAAATACTTTTATACAATTTTGTAAAAGTAAAAACATAAAGTTTTTGGTTACTGGTATGAGTAATAAATGTATGCCTAATGTGTTTACTGAATCTGGTCATGATGACCAACCTTTTAATGGATTAGACTTTCCAGTATTTGATAAAAGTAATTTTATTTTGCCAGTATCAAATATTACTATAAACCACAAAATAAGTGAAGACGATAAACATCCAAACAAAGATGGCCATATTATTTTCGCAAGATATATATTAAATGAGATAGAAAAAAGATGGCAGATATAAAAACATATACAGAAGAAACACAAGAACTGTTTTTGAGATTTTTACTTAGCGATGCAGATTTATTTGCTAGGTGTCAAAATATTGTAAAACCTGACTTTTTTAATTTAAAATATCGTAAAGCAGTTGATTTATTTGTAAGTCATAGCACAAAATATAATTCTATTCCTACACCTGAGCAGGTAAGTGCTGTATGTGGTGTACATCTTGAACCTATTCCAAATGTAACTCCTGATCATCATGATTGGTTTATGAATGAGTTTGAAACATTCTGCAGACATAAGGCACTGGAAAAAGCAATTATTGAAAGTACTGACTTGTTGGAAAAACAAGACTATGGCACTGTGGAAAATAAAATTAAAGAAGCAAGTCAAGTGGGACTTGTTAAAGATCTAGGTTTAGATTATTTTGATAATCCTAAAGAAAGACTGGAATGGATTAAGGCACAAGCAGGTGCTGTAAGCACAGGATGGAAAGGTATAGACCAAAAACTATATGGTGGATTAAACAGAGGCGAAATGACAATCTTTGCTGGTGGTTCAGGTGCTGGTAAAAGTTTATTTTTACAAAATTTTGCAGTTAATTGGGTACAAGCAGGATTTAATGTTGTTTATATCAGTTTAGAGTTAAGTGAACAGTTAATTAGTATGCGACTTGACAGTATGGTTAGTGGATTTGGTACAAAAGAAATAATGAAAAACATTGATGATGTTGATCTAAAAGTTCGTATGAAAGCCAAAGGTGCAGGTAAACTGAGAGTTAAACAAATGCCTAACGGTGTGAACTGTAATGATATCAGAACATTTTTACGTGAATATGAGATAGCATCAGGTGAAAAAGTAGACTGTTTACTTGTAGACTATTTAGATTTGATGATGCCAATAAGTCAACGTGTCAGTGGTGGTGATTTGTTTATCAAAGACAAATATGTATCTGAGGAGTTGCGTAACTTAGCAACAGAAAGAGACTTATTATTTGTTACTGCTTCACAGTTAAACAGAGGTGCAGTAGAAGAAATAGAGTTTGATCATCATCACATAGCAGGTGGTATCAGTAAAGTACAAACAGCAGATAATGTTGTGGGCATTTTTACTAGTAATGCTATGCGAGAGAAAGGCAGGTATCAGATACAGTTTATGAAAACCAGAAGTAGTAGTGGTGTTGGCACAAAAGTTGATTTGAGATTTGATCCTGATACACTAAGGATTGAAGACTTGCAAGAAGGTGATGAAGATGCAATGACAGTAACTACAAATAACTTGGTTGATCAATTAAAACGTGGTAATGCCATAAAGGCTGATCAACCTGAACAAAAATCTACAATAGAACAGTCTATGAACATGCGAGAGTTCCTGAAGAAAACCGACTTATAATGATAAATAGCATTATATATAATTTTTTCTTGGAGAAAACGTGAAAAAGGCTCGCAGTATATTAGAAGAACTCAATCAAATCTCAGTAGATCGTGATAGAAACCACGTGGTCTCAAACAGAGGCGAGCATGTAATCAATAGTGCTATCAACTTGATAGAACAAATTGAGACACACTACGATGAGCAAACAGCAAAAGATCTAACAAACAGATTAATAAACAGTATTCGCGGAAAAGATGCAAATAAATTCTCCAGAGGTATAAAAAAAGTTATCAAAGAAGACCAAAAAGAGATAGAAGATGCGAATTCTAGAAGTAACTAGTTTAAATAGCAAAGTTTTTGAAGCACCATCATCTACTTCAAAACAGATGCATGGCATGTATGCTAGAGACCCATATTCAGGCAAACTAATACAACGCAATGGTGAATACTTTGTTTGGTTATATGATCTGACACCTATAGTAGGTAAACAGGAAAAATATACACCAGGAAAATGGTGGGACGATGATATTTTGCCAAACAAAGAAACATACCCTAATCCAAATGATTATGAAAAAGTTCTTAAAAAGAATAAAGAAAATATTCCTTTTGGACAGCCTAACATTACTGCAATAAAAAATGCTATAAAATTGCGAAAGCCTGAAGAAATTGACGTATTGACAATGCCTGGAGAAGATCTTATGGCAAAGTATATTCCTAACAATGCAGGAGTAGGTTACTGGCACAGAATTGGACAGAACTCAGAGCCATATAATTTAGGAAAATCTAGAAATCAAGAATATAGATTAACTATAGCAGAGTTAATGTATACCTTAATGGGAGATAAAAGATTTAAGCCTACATATGACGATAGCAAAGGAAAATTCGATTACAATCAAGCATTAAAAAACTTAGATGGAGATGGAGATCTAAGTTCAGACGGTACGATACATTGGAGAGAGATAGAGGATCATAGAAAATTAGCAGTTAAGAAACAACAAGAGTTTCAACAAGAACAATCTCGATCTGAAGGTGCAAAATTAAAACATGACAGAACCTATCCTATGAGGGGTAGTGGTGTAAAATATAAATATATTTCAGAATTGGAAAAAACTGTAGATGGTGAGAAAAAAACAGTAGTAATGGATCCATTAAGATATCCTAATGATCCAAACCATCAACCATATTTTATTAGAGTTGCAGATAACAAAAAAGTTCCAGTAAATTCAGCCGCCCATGCTTTGATTTGTGCTAGTTTAGGATTCGAAGCAGATACGGTAACCAAAATGGAAGACAGTCTTGCTAAAAAAACAAAAGATTGGTTTACTAAACAATTTAGTTTGTATGGAGATGATTTAGATCCCAAAGCACCATTGTTTACTAAAATAATAAAAAAAGGAATATATGATCCTATTTCAAAAGTAATTTTTAACCAAATTGATAAAAGTATAGACAAAAAATATGAAAAATTAAAACAGGCATATGGCTGGCAAGATGCACAGGGACAGATACAAGAAACAGATGAAGCCAAAAAAAGCATAATATATTGGGAACAAAAATTAGATTATCTTGCCGATGAAATAGTAAAAGGAAGTGAAGATGTTACAGTATCAGAATTACTTGAAAACTATGAAGCACATTTACTTGCATACGAACAAGAAACTAAAAATAAAACATTTAGTCCAGAAGATTTAAAAACGGCTAAAAGAAATATAAAAAAATATACAGCTCTGATGACCAAATACTATGGTAGCAATTTTAATAAAGGCGACATAGTAATGATAAAACCTGATATTAAAGGAATACAAGGTGCAGGAAATGAGGCCTACCCCACAATAGGATTTAGTTGTTCTGGAGTTGTACAGGCTAGAGGTATTGCTGGAAATCATACTATACCTGACGTTAGAATAGATCCAAAAACAGGTAAATATTTGCCTCCTAAATCAAAAGATGCTAAGGAATATGATAAATCACAGAAATTAGATGTAGTTAGAACAAATGATGGAACTCCTGTATATAGAAAAACAGTAGAGTCTAATTCTTTAATAGTTAAATTACATTTTCCAGAAATAGGTTTAGATATTAAAGTCCCTCAAGGCCCTAATGGTGATGGGTTCCTTTTCTATACAGGAGAGATAACAGGAATAAAACCTGGAAAAAGAGTGGTAAGTAAAGATCATCATGATATGCTAACAAAGATCGCTCAACAGGCAATGAAATTAAAAAATCAGGAAGATCCTAATTATAAACCAGAGCAACAAGAAAAAACTCAAATATTACAGAAAGGAATTAGTATTGTTGGTGGTAAACCTCAAATACTTAAACAAAAACCAGAAAATCAGGCGGCAAGATTAGATTACAGCAATTTAAAACAAGGTTCTAAAATTACCTGGATTGGTATAGAAGGACCATTAGCAGGTAAACCAGTTAAAGGTGTAGTGAAATCTGCTCCTATTGTTGATCAATTTGAAAAACCTTTATCTATTGATGTTGCAGTTGTAGGGAATGATGAATTTAGATTTAATTTACATCCTGAAAGAATAAGCAGTATAGGTTAAAATGAAATTTAATGATCTACATAAAAATATTCTTAACAGTATTTTACTAGAAGCAGAAGGTAAAAATACACATCTTGAGCATTTAGAAGATAATATTTACAACAAAGGATATGAAGGTGCCAAAGAAGCAGTAGACTATCTGTACAGTTTACATCAAATGCTGGAAGGCGAATCAGATACTAAAATTTCTATGACAACTAAATGGGACGGTGCTCCTGCTATTATTTGTGGTAAAGATCCAGAAACAGGTAAATTTTTTGTGGGTACCAAAGGTGTATTTGCTAAAAAACCCAAAATGAATTTTACAAACAAAGACATAGAGGAAAATCATCCTGATAGTGGACTACAAGATATATTAAAAGTAGCATTGGAAAATTTATCAAAGTTAAATATTCAAACAGTTGTTCAGGGAGATATGCTGTACAAAAAAGATACATTACAACAGGGTAATATAAATGGTGAAGAAGTTATTTACTTTAAACCAAATACTTTAGTATATGGTGTGCCTGTAGGTTCAGAATTATCAAAGGAAATATCTGCTTCTAATATGGGAATTGTTTTTCATACTGAATATGTGGGAGGACCTACATTAGCAGACACCCAAGCAAAATTTGGATTTGATAGCAGTACATTAACAAAATCACCAGCAGTTTGGTTTAGAGATGCTACTATAGAAGATTTAAGTGGCACAATAACATTAACAAAATCAGAAAGCAAAGATATTTTAAATTCTATCTCAGTGGCAGACAAATATTTAAAAGGTGTTGGTAAGCCTATGTTTGACTGGATAAACAAAGGTAATGATGTTATAGGAAAAGATTTTATGGTTTATCTAAAAGCTCATATTAATTCCAACATTAGAGAAATGTCAAGTTTTGAACAAAATAGTGTACAGTTTGCCAAAGACTTTACACAAAGTTATATTGCCAGAATGAACAAAAAGATTGATGGATATAAAACAGAACAAAAGAAAGACGAATATAGACAGTTACTAGTACAAGGTGTAAAGTTTTTAAAAGAGCATGTCAACAGTATTGTAGGTATATATGATTTATATTTAAAACTTATACAAGCAAAAAATTTAATTGTACAAAAATTAGAAACTATCAGACAAATGCCAACATTTAAAGAAACTGAAAAAGGATTTGAGGTAACTGGTGAGGAAGGTTTTGTGGCAGTAGACAGAGAAGGCAATGCTCTTAAACTTATTGACAGATTAGAATTTAGTAAACTAAACTTTGGAACAGGGAGGCCTGGAGCATAATGGATACTATGACATTAGATCAGATGTTATCAAAGTTACAAAAAGATATGAAAGAAAGGCATCATCCAGATTGGCTTGGCTGGGTAAGTCAAAATAAAGTTTTTAAATTAAAAAATATTGATATAGACTCTGTATCTCCTGCAGATGGTTGGCAAGGAAATAAAGATAACATAGATAACATGTTTAAGAGTAATTTAAGTGATGCTCCTATCATTGTAGTTCATAAAAATGGCGGCATTATTGATGGCAATCATAGACATCAAGCATTAAAGAAACAAGGTGCTAAAACAATACAAGCCTATGTGGGCGAAGGAATAAGGGAAGCCAGGCAAATGAGCATACACAAAGATAAAATGACTGGCGATGAAATGAGAGAGTTATTGGATAAGAAACATGCTCATGACGACGGCATACATGTACCTGAAATGATATATGATGTTAGACGTCACAACTGGGTTTTAATAAACAATTACCCACTTGCTAAACTGGGTAGTTTGGAAGATCCTTATAATAGAATTGTAGATACAGATGATGATTATGCCATGAGAGACTCAGATTTGTCAGAGCCTATTGTAATTGCTCCTGACAGAAAAAGTGTTATAGATGGAAATCACAGAGTATATAAAGCAAGGGAAATGGGTAAAACACACTTACCAGCATACTTCCCAATGGTAAAAGAAAACAAGTTTGACTTTAAATTAATAGACAATGAAATAACAGAAGGCAGATTGCTAAGGACTACCAATAACTTTAAAAAATTAACTGGTCGTGATGTAGCAGATTTATTATACTTAAACAGTTTAGTTATATATATTATGGCAAAAGACTCCAAACAGTCAGATTTTGCACTAGGGTATGCTAGAAAAACAACGCAGTATGGTAATTATACGTTATTTAGAACACATGCCACAGATATGTATTTGTTATCCTATATTGTAAACAATCCTGATTCCAAACAAATTAAACTAAAAGACACTATTTTTAGTAAAAGATTTTTAAACAGTTGTAAGTTTGATCCTAAACAACATTCCAAATTCTTCTATAAATTGGCTACACAGGGCAAAGTCCCTTTAGCAACAACATATTTTATGAGTTTGGAAAATCAGATTAAAATAAATGATTCCAGATATAAATCCTGGAGAAGAATGGCAGTGGATTGGGAACATTTAAAATACAGATCCAGACAATATATTGTGGCAAAAATTATACAAGAGTTCAGAAGAATTGCTATAACCAGTGAATTAGTTAGTAATCTTCAAACAATGACAAAATACAGAAGTTATGATATTACTGACAAGTATAGCAGAAAGCCTAGCACTGGAAGAAAAGTTGCTGGAGCGATTGCTGGTGGAGTTGCTGGTAGATACGCAGGTAAAAAGATTGCTAAAAAATTAGGCAAAGATTCTGATAAATATAAGAAAGTAGGAACAGGTATAGGCGCAATAGCAGGATATTGGGCCGGAGGTAGACAAAGGCAAAAATGAAAATAAATGAAATAACAACATTATTTGAAAAATTAGATCAACCTGCAGTTGACCAGGTTGCTATATCTTTGAAAACAAACCCAGACCCTGAAGCACAATTAACATATTATCATTTACAACGTGAGAGAGGTAATCCTGCTCACAAAAGTGTGGATTCAGCTCAACAGGCCGCTGAGATAAAGGCTAAAAGAGATATAAAACGAATTGATAGTATAAAAAAAGATCCGGCCAAGCAGGATCAAAAATTAAAAAATGCAGATGAAATTAAACAATATAGTGATAAATTCAGAGGAAATCAATACGTTACTATAGCCAGAAAGCAATTACCTACTGAATTAGCGGCTTATTTACCTGTATTAGATGGTGAAAATCCAGAGGAATTTTTCAAAAGTAATTGGAAAATAGGCGACAATATTGCTAATATTGGTGTTGGCCAAATAAAAACTACTTCAAAATTAGGTAAATCACCAAAATAAAGATTGGTCTTTATAGTACTAATTTTAAACATTACTTTTTTCCCTTAATTAGATAAATAAATGTAACGGCGATAGAATTCGCTAAACAAATTAGGAGAATTAAAATGGCACAATCAGATAGAAGAGCGGCGGCGGCTGGTGAGTTTATTGGTAAAGATGTATTCTTAAAAAGTTTTCAACAACAATCAGGAAACATTTCAGCAACTCAATTAACAGCACTAGTTAGTTCAGTCCAAAACTTAAACCTTTCAGTATTAAAAATTGGTGACTTCACAGCAGATAGTCAAACAACTGTAAACTTTATACTAGAAGGTGCAGACAACCTAGCAAACGGTGACCTAGCAGGACACGTTATTGCAGACGTCTCATTCTAAGTTTATTTAACTTAATAAAAAGGCAGTTTAACTGCCTTTTTTTATGAGCAAAAATGATAAATAATAGTAAGAGAGTCAAACGGCTCTAAAATATATTTAGGAGAAAACAAATGGCACAAGCAAACCCAAACGCGGCAGTTAGAGCGGCAAACGGTTTCGTAGGAAAAACTTATATCCTCGAAGTTGATGACGTATCAGTAGTAACTGTAGAAGCGGCATGTACAGAAGCACAAAACGAAGGTTTTGTTGTTGTAGCAGTTGAAGGATTAGCATCAGGTAATCATATTGCACTACAAGGTGCATCTGCAACACCTTCTATTACAGGCGCAACATTAATCGCAACATTCGGTTAATCCGTAATAAACAATAAAGATTAGGGACCTCGAGTCCCTTTTCTTTTGATCAAAATTTCTTAAACAAATCTGATAAATAGTGTAATACATACATAATTTGGAGACACAGATGGTTGGACAGAGATCAGGAGCAATGGGAAGTTCGGAAGTAGTATCCGGAAATATAGAGTTTTACACATTGTTTACAACTTTAGATATTACCAGAACAGGCGATTTTTCAGACAACACACAAAAAGATTTTGAAAGTGTAGTACAGGTAATTGGTTTAAGAGCTCAACCAGTTGTTATGAACAATCCTGTACAATTAAATGGTGTGGGTGCCAACGTATTAGAAAACTATGGTGCACCAACATTAACAGGAGCAGGTTTTATTTTTAAGTTTGCTTTTGAAAGAGAAGGAGTTCACACAGTAGATACACTAAAGGATGAATTGGACGGAATTGTTTTAAACGATGGAACCGTAGATACAAAAAGTTCAGTTAATATGGAATTTACTAAACAAGACTTATTATAGAGAATACAATGCCTAAAAAAAGTGAGCCTAAAACAGAAATTAAGCCTTACATTGAGGATGGAAACATAGAAGCACATATAATTGCTGATATGTTAAGGATAGAAAGCATCACTGCTGAAATCAGAGAGTTCAAAGAAGTAACCAAAAGCAGATTAGATAAACTAGAAAATTGGATAATTGCTATTGTGGGTATATCATTTACTACTTTGATTAGCATAGTAATTGCATTAGTTACAAGCCTAATATGAGATTAGAAGAGATTACAACAGATACTATTACCGAAGCCAGAATGGTTTGGCGTAAAATGGGTAAAACTGTTAAACGTGCTGTGAGATGTACATCAGGACCTAGAAGAGGCCGTGTGGTTTCAAATGTAGGCCAGTGTGCAAAACCTATTAATCTTAAAAAACGTTTAACAATGAAAAAAACAAAAGCCAGAATGGGCTCTAGAATGGCCAGAAAAGCTCAAAGAACAAAAAGAGTAAATCCTGCTAGTAGAAGGGTAGCATCACTTAATAAGAGAAAATTTAAATGAAACCTAGCGATTTTAGATCTATAGAGAGTGTAATAAAAGAATACAGTATGAAACCTGGTAAAACTACTCCTACGCCTGTCAAAGATCTAGGGTTAACCGTTGCAAAAGCAACTGCTCAGGCATCTAAAAATATGTCTAATATAGCACGAACTGGTACAAATATTGGAGCCAAATTTGCTAATGCATCATCTGGAAAAGGCACTAATTTTTTTCCTGCTAAATCTAAATCCATAGCAACAGGCAACCAGCCTAAATCATCTACACCAGTTAAAGCAAAAGATTTAAAATTAGACGATCAATTTGCAGATAAAGATGGCAATCCATTAAAAGTAATATCTCCCTATAAAATGGTAAGCACAGCAAATCCAAATGATGTAGAAAAAATAGTTTTAGTGCAAGATCCAGAAGGAAAAAATGAACCTATTGCATTAGACCCTGAAACAGACATAAAAGTATCTGAGGGAAAGCTCAGTAAAATAGCCAGTCGTAAAGGAAAAAAATTAAAAATAAAAGATTTAAAAACCAAAATTAAAAAACTTTCCAGAAAAAGATTAAAAGAAGCCAACCCAGCATTGTTTGAAATAAACTTTAATAAAAAAGAAATAGCCGTAGAGGCCTTGGATGCTCCTGTAAAATGTGGATTTGAAGCAGAAACATTTTTCTATAGTGTAGAGGGCAGTGGCTACGACGTTGATGATATGAGCATCAGTGATATCGAATACCAATACGGTGATATGCCTGACCAGGTATGGGAAGATTATGAAGACTGGTTGTACAGCAAAGGACAAGACGAATACTTAGATGACCTCATAAATGATAAAGTAGAAGAAGTCAGAGAAGATGAGGAATACCTAAATGACTTTATAGATAGTGGTTCAGGTCCAAGTTCAGAAGCAATAGAACGATACAAAGAAGAATTCGAAGAAAACGATCCAAAAGAATACGAAAACCGTGAGGAAGATGGTTGGGAGTATATGAACTGGGTCAGAGAATATGTTGAAGAAGAATACGAAGAAGCATACCTAGAATGGTTAAGAAATGAAGTACAAGAAGAAAATGATCTAGAAGATGATGCCAGAGAGGCCGCAAGAGAAGACTATAATGTAGAAGATTGGATATATCGCAACTACGATTATATGAGCAGTTTCCTTAATGATTATGGCTATGAGTATGGTGGTGGTAGTGGCGATGTTGAAGGTGTTGCAGATGAATTATGGAACTGGATAAAGGATAACAGTAAATTTAATAGTTATCCGGAATCAGGAGATTACGATGATACTTACACTACAACTAGTTGGGCAGTAGAAAAAGACAGCAGTATTGATCCTGATGAAGGTACAGGAGCAGAACTAATATCACCTGTGTTTGACAGTCCTAGAAAAATGCTTTCAGAAATGAAAAGTTTATTTGACTGGAGTGAAAAAAACTTTGGCACTAATAATTCTACAGGACTTCACGTCACAATGAGTTGGCAAGGTAAAAAAGCAGAACAAAATAAATTAAAAATGGCACTACTGTTAGGTGATGAATACTTACTTGCAGAGTTTGGCAGACTTAAAAACAGTTACACAAAAAGCCAATATCGAAATATTTTAAAATATGCTGAAGGCATGAAACGTGGAGATGCAAAGAGTTTTAAACAGTTTGAAGAAATGCTCACAAAAGGTATAGATACTGGTAAGTTTAATAGTATACATTTCAAAGGCGAAAAAGACAATGACTCAGAAAACAATCTTGTAGAGTTTAGAATAGCCGGTGGTACAGATTATAACACAATGTATGAAAAAGTTGTAAAAGCCTGTGTGAGATATGCTACCATAATGAAAGCAGGTTATGAAGAAGATGCATTTAGAAAAGATTATGTAAATGCTGTATTTAGATTATTGCGTAAGTCACAGGAAATAGATCCTAAAAAATTAAAAGATTTAGAAGTAGTTAATCACGAAGTAATAGACTCTGCAAAAAGTATTGTGGGCAAAAAAGATTACTTTGATGTTATTAAATTATTAAGCACCAGTGTTGAATATTTACAAGGCTATAAAGAACTGAGTGATCCTGATGCAGATAAACAATGGAAACAGAGTATAAAGGATTACGAAAAAGGTACTGGTAGCAAAGTAGAGATAGAAGAAGTAGAAGAAAAAGAGCCAATGCAGGGTTATATAAAACCCAACAGTATGGCACCAAGCAAAAGAGCGGCTGGCGAATTAGACAAAGCACAAGACAGATTTGGGTCAGCAATAACATTGTTGGCAAGAGACATAGCAGATGGCAATAACAGAGCACCTGTTAGTGCTAAACACATTGGTGCATTTAGAAAATTTGCCAAAGAATTACAACTAAACACTGATACTATAGAAAAACTGGCATTGTCAGGAATGAATAATTATAATTTTGATGGAACTGACAAAGAAAAAATAGCAAGATTACAAAAAGGTATAAATTCTTTATTCAAGCAAGACATAATTAAGAAACCAGAATATCTGTCAATCAAAGACATTGATGTTATCGGTAGTAAAATGTGGCAGTTCTATCAGTCAGATGATGCCAAAGATAATGGCAAAATGGATAAACTTGCAGACTTACTGGTTAACCTAAATCCCTCAAATAACAAAATAGATGTTGAAGAAATATTAAGAGAATTACCACAAGAAAGAAGTGAAAATGGATTTTATGCTAAACTGAAAGGCTCCGGCTGGAATACAAGAGTATCATTATTAAAGAACAACGGTATAACAAGTAAAGGTTCTGCACAGGAATTATTAAAATTCCTAGAACCATATGGTGGTTACAAACACCCAACAAGTCCAGACCATCACGTTAATATAAAGAGTGATGATCCATATACAGACGTATTTCTAATGAGGCTCACACAGAGATTAAGAGCCAGGTTGGACCATTTAAAAGACCTGGAAAGGGAAGACAAAGAAAAATATGTAAGTATTGCTAAACAAGTAAGCAAACTAGGAATAGAATTACTAGAGGCATTGAAGCCTAAAAAACTTGATCCATATGACGGCCCAAATTATCTGGCTTCGCACAATGAACTAGATCGATGGAATGATGTAATGGACAGGCTTGTAAAAGCAGACAGTGAAATAGGAACAGATGAACAAACATTCAATTTACCTGCTCTTATTGATGATTATGTATTAGCATCTATCAATTTAAATTATTATTATAGAGAAAAACAATTAGGTACAACAATTAGTTCAGAAATAAAGTCATTAATTAAAGAACGATTTGCGGCAATAAAAAAATTCTTATCAGCATTTGATAAAATATTCCAGAAAGAAGGATTTGTAAATCTTAAACAAGAAATAAAAGCCAAAAATACTTTGGATAAACGCAACAAAGACTTTGAAAAGAATGTCAGAGACAACGCAAAAGCAAAACTAAACATACCAAGTCACAGTTGGGTGTACATAGACAAAGACTTTTTTGACACTATTACTGATGACAACTACGAAGACAGAGCGGCATATTTAGATAATCATATAGAACATTTTAATGACAAAGTAAACCAATCTAAAGTTTATGTCATACCTTCCAGTCATTTTACTGATGCCGAAGATGCCACAAACGGTTTAGAACTTATAGATACATTTGAAAAAAACAAAAACTATTATCACACCTGGCGTAAAAAGGGTTATAAAAAAATAGTAAATAGATTCAACAACAAATATGGTTATAGTTGGAAGGACTTAATCGACCCAGATAAGTTTATTCAAGGCGATGGTGATGTATATCAAAAATTACAAAGACTTGGTATTGAAGTCACTCACAAAGGCGACAGCAGAAAAGGTGCACCTGGACAAGAAGATTTATTTCCAGATGAAGAAACACGAAATCCCAAAAGCGGAGAGCCATTAAACAGAAGTTATGGCATAAGTTGGGAGAATATGGATGACGAGGCAGAGCAAAAACGTTTTGATGCATTTGATTGGGAACAGTACCCAGCAAAAATGAAAGATGTAGTTGCTAAAGAAATGGCCAACAAACAAAGCAGTGGTGGTAGTTTTAAGGTAGCATTAGACAACATTCTTAAAAAAGTACTTGACGGTGATGTAGGTATAGACAAAGACGATCTAGGCAAACCCTTAGACAAGATGGCTATAGCGGCTGGCATAGAACCCGACGATGGTGGTTCCTCAAATGGTATAGCAAGTAAAACAGATTGGGGCAATTTAGCAGACCATTTAGGAATAGAACGTGGCGTAAATGATCAAGGTGTAACCTTATTGGCTAAAGCATATAAACAGTTTGATGGAAACCACGAATGGAGACCTGCTGAAACCGACGAGGATGGCAAAAATGTAATTGGATTGCGTAGATGGGCCGCCGCAGTAAGAG